CCACGGCTCCGTGCGGTCCTCCATCTGCAGGCCCAGCAGTTTCAGACCCTCGGTGTAGGTCTTCTCCCACTCTTTGCGGCTGTTCTTATCGTTGTCGATGTCAGCGGAGAGCTGCGAGACGATCTCCAGAATCTCACCTTCGGACAGCACATCTGCTAAGTTGGCGTTAAACCCATCATCGCCATCATCCTCGTCCCCGGGGCGCAGACTGATCTCCATCCCATCCACGCCGATGTTGACTTCTTCAGGGTCAACGATCTCAATCTCAATGTCGGGCTGGCCTTCAGCTAGGGCGTCGATCCCTTGCGGTGCCGGATAGAGGGCTTTGTCGATGTTGGTAGCCATGTGCTGTCCTTAAATCCTAGTAATACGCCGCTTTGCGCCGCTGAAAGAACGTGTCTTCCTGCTCATCCGTATCCAGCGGAATGAACCCGCCTTGTCGGTAGCGCAAAAGAGCTTGCGTGGTCGTATCCACATAGTCGTCGTTCTCGCCGACCGGGAAAGCAGCCACCTCTTCGATCACTTCACGCGCCCAGCGCGTGTCAGGTGCCCAGACTTTACCCGAGGTAAACAAATCTGCAACCGCATTCACGCGCACCATCTTGTCGTTGCCCCGACTCGGGCTGAACTCGGAGACCGGGATGCCCATATTTCGCAACTCTTGGATCAGGGGCGCACCAGCAGCCTTCTTTTCCACAATAAACGCGTCAGGCTTCCACTCTTTGTAGTGCTTTAGTGCAATTTCTTTGAGTTCCGGGAAGGCCATACGGTCTTTGAAGGCGTCCAGCAGGATGACCTGCGGGCTGTTGCCCTCTTCCTCGTTGTACCAAACGCCCCACGTTGTGCAGGCGCTGTAGTCGGAGGTATTTTTGGTCTCAAAGGCCGTGTCCCATGACTGAATCACGTAGTCGCACGGGGGCGGATCGTCCTTTTCCCAGATTCTCCAGTGCCGCCGGCTTATGACGGCTGAGCTTTCGGCCGTGGGCTGCTGCATGTACTGGGCGTTCCAGTACCGGGGGTCGATGCTGGCCTTGGTGGCTTTGAGAAGTTCCAGCGGCCACTGCTCGGGCCACAGACTTTTCTCGTTTTCCGTGTCCTCGCCAAGGATTGCCGGCAGCTCCACGATCTCCCACGGGATGGAGTCCGGGTTTTTGGTCTGGTAGTCCAGCAGACGACCTGTGAGGTCCAAGAGGGACCAGCGCGTCATGATGATAATGATCGCGCCACCCGGCATCAGGCGCTGCAGCGGACCTGTCTGGAACCACGACCACGCGGTATCGAAGGCAAGGCGGCTGTTGGTTTTTACGTCTTGTTCTGAGTGAGGGTCATCAATAACAAACAGGTCGGCACCACGACCGGCGAGAGCGCCGCCCACACCAGCAGCGTAATACTGCCCTCCAACACTCGTGCTCCATTTTCCGGCGGCTTTCTGGTCGTCTGCCACGATAGTTGACGGAAAAATCTGCGCATAGTCTTCGCTGTCGATCAGGTTTCGGATGCGCCGTCCAAAGTCTTCCGAGAGGCCCGCAGTGTGCGTGCCCATGATGATCTTCTTCTGCGGATACTTGCCAAGGAAGTAGGCTGGGAACAAGTAAGAGCTGAACTCGGACTTGCCCATACGCGGCGCGATGTTGATGATCACCCGCTTTTTCTTGCCCTCGATCACGTCCGTAAAGATCTTGGCAAGCTTCTTGTGGTGAGGGCCGATCTTAAAGCCGGGGTACACGGCCTTGGCAAAACCCAACATGTTGTCCTGCGCGGCGGCCAGACTGGCGCGCTTCTCGCGCTCTTCCAGATCAGCCAGCAACTCGGCCTTCTCCTGCGCGTTCATATACGGCAGGGCTTTTTGCAAGGCTTCCAGCTCAAGCTTGGTCAGGCTGGTCAGTTGCATCTGTATATTTTTCGCTGTTTTCTATATGTGTCGGCTCGACGGTGTGCACATCGGCTTCGTTTTTATACACGTCCACCACATCCACCACGCCCATGAACTTGCCCAGCTTCTCCTTGATGCGTGCATCAAGCTCAGCGTCGGATGCCGGGGCTTTGGTGATTTCCACCTTTTCGGTGAACAGACCCACTTCTGTGACCTTACCCAAGAGACCGAGGGCCTTGAGCCGGATGTTGGCGTTGGGGTTCTCTGTCTCCTCCAAGAGCTTGGCTACTGTATATCCCCTCAGGCTTTTGGCCTGTTCGACGAACTCCCAGTCATAGGCAGTGAGCATCCCCACGAGGCGCTGCACGGCAGCGGGCGTCTTCATGGAGGTCAGGGCGTTCTGGATATTGGCGGGGGTTGTGCCCGTGGTGATGGCGGCGAAGGCCGCCCGGGCTGTGGTGGTAGCTGCTTGATCCGCGACCTTGTCGTCGGTCAGGCCCAAGGAATTGAGCCACTCTGCTGTCTCAGCTTGCGCGTCGATTAGTTGTGTGGGCGTGGTTTTATCCAGCGGCGTGAAATCCGTAGGGGGGCCGTCGAAGACGGTCGGGTCCAACTCGGCGCTGATTAAGTGTTCAAGCATCTGCGGATTTAGGCGTTAAGCCTTGCTTACCGATGCGGCGCACTATACACTTAGTTTGGCAGGTGTTGCAAGTCATCTGCTTCTCCTCGGGAAGAGACGTCATTTCTCTCCTCCTGTTCAAGGCCCCGGCTAACCCCCGGGGCTTTTTTTCGTCTGGGCCTGTCTAACTTTTGACAAGAGGTTTTTGCAATTTTTTAAAAAATTTGGGGACAGGGTCAAATTTTAGGGAAGGAGGGTACTTCGGTATTACAAAGATTTGCTGTGCGGCTACGGAATAGTGTTTACGTGGCATGGCCCCGGGTCGTCGTATTTGGGTTGGTGGGGAGTGGGTACGGGTCAGAAAGGGCCGATTTTGCACCGTAATCACTAGCCTCAGGGCTTATCAAATCGACCCTGCAGCACAATAGAGGCTGTCAGTGAGGGATTGGCCCTTACCGACGCAAACCACATAGGAGAAAACATCATGGCTAAGCAAATCAAACTGTCCTTCGCAACCTTCGCTCACGACCTCGGTGCACATACCCGCATCACCCTCGATGCTTCGCTGATCTGGCACACGGAGTACGTCACGGCTGACGAGGTGACACGCAAGGCCCGCCGCGAGGAGTTCATCCGCAACTTTCTCACGGGGTACGGCTGCAAGAACCCCGAGGCCATCATGGGCCAGTCACGCGATGAGCGGACGGCGGACGATCAAAAGGTCTACGACGCGGCACGGGCCAAGTTCACGTACCACGTGGTGCGCCCCGAGAAGTCCTCTGGCTCGGCCAAGACTGACCCGGTTGCCAAAGCTCTGGCCCTCGTCGAGTCCATGACCCCTGCGCAGAAGAAGCGTTTCCTCGCTGCTCTGTGACCCGGGGAGATTTCTCCCCCGAGTTTTTCCGAGCGGCTCCGCCAAAGAGGGCGGGCCGCTGTTTCATTTCTTGTCCAAAGGAGTTCCCATGTCCAAATCCCAAACCGGCGCATTCGCCGCCGCATCCTTCGCCTTCCTTGTGTCCTTCATCGCATGGGAGGCCGGGCTGATCGCCTTGCCCTTCGTGATCATCACCGCCTTCGTTCTTGCTCTCATCTTCATTGCCTGAAAGGAACCGCCATGAACAACCGCCCCATCTACACCAGCACCGGCACGCTGCGCGTGAACGACCGGGAACTGCGCATCGACACCTACTACCCGCTCGGGATGCGCCGCCCCGAGTACAAGATCTTCCATGTCTGGGAGAAGGACACCATCGGCAAGGGCGAGAGCCTGACCTTCGCATCCGAAGACGGCTTCTTCAACTGGCTCGACGCCAAGCAGCAGCCCACCCAGCAGGTGTTGTTTTGATACAACGGGGAGAAACCTCCCCGGGCAACTTGCCAAACTGTCCACACATCCTTCGTGCTAGCAATCAGGCGCTAACCCGCGCCAATGCTAGCGTCAGCCCCAGCACACACATCTATCTATCTATCTTTAGAAATACTTTTATATATGGATGGCTTTGTTTCTGTACGTGTGAGCACTCATGTTCAAACATAACACGTTGCGAAAACGCAGCCAGAAGCAGGCTATAGTATTTCTATTTTCGTGTACGTTGACGTGTGTCCCCCACTCAGACCCAGTATCCATGCGGGTTCCGCTTCGCTTTCCTAGCACGAAGGTTGTGTGGCAAATTCGGATACCTTCGCGGTCTGAACGTGTTACCATCGTGCTTCCTTCAGCCACTACACGTATGACCCATGCAAACTTACCCTGAAAAACGCACCTTCCTCTGGGAAGAGAAGCCTCGTCTCACGCTGGATGCAGCGTTCGCTCTGCTCGTGAAGGGCCGCAAGCAGCGGGGATCGGAGCAGCGCAAAGCTTCGTACATCGCCGTGATACATGCGCTCGAACACATCCAGCACGAGCACGACCCCGAGTTCATTACCACCGCCAAGCTAAAGCAACTCCTCATCGCAGCGGCGCAAGAGCACGGGTGGTATGCGCAGGACATGAAGGCGTTGCGTGAGAAGCAGCCGCCGCTACCCTTTGCCCCGCCGGGTACGAAGGCGTGTCGCAAGTGTCGGGAGGTCAAGCCTGCCGATGAGTTCAAGACTCCTGCATCCCCGGCCCGAGCGCGCAGCTACGGGTGGAAGGAGGACACCACGCAGAAGACCCTATCCCATCTGTGCACCCCGTGCCGCAAGGCCAATCATCAGGCAAAGGCAAGGCGCAATGCCCGCAGCAGCGTGAAACGCAAGTTCGATTTGGAAACACTGCGCACCAATCCTACGCTGGCTGCTCGTGTTAGCAAGTATCAGAAGCTAGTCAACGAGCTACGCACACACGACAACCGAACGAGGGCAGCCTTCACCGCTGTACGTGAGACCATCCACTTCCCGGAGGGTGACGCATACGAGTACCAATTCAGGTCGGAAGAACTCAGGAAGTTCTATGAATCCAAGCGTGTCCTCGTGAAGGCTGCGATTGCCCGGCTGGAGGTTCTGTTCGGCGAGGACGCGCCCCTTCCCGATACTTGGGGGATGCTGCTCACGAAGGAGGAACAGCTAGAACTTGCCAACCTGCACGCCGAGGCTGTCCTGTCCAGCCCATCGGCCAACCGCACGCCCAGCTTGTGGAAGGCGGAGAACACGAAGCCAAAAGAAAAGACTGAAGAGTAACGGGGGAGGTTTCTCCCCGACCGCCGCCCGGTCGGTTACCGGGCTATTCAAGCAAGGAGAAAGAAGATGAAAGCAGTTATTAAACACACAGAGCCCGACTGCCACTACCTGCTGACCAATGTGTTCGAGTGGGAGGCGGGCAATGATCTGCACGACCTGATGAAACGCTTCGACAAGAAGGGCTACACCTACTGGGTGTGGTATGTGCCGGGCGACAAGTCCTCCAACTACGACATCAACTTCTACCAACCGCAGGTGCAAGGCGCATTCGTGCTGGCCGAGGTTGAGAAAAAAGCGAAGGCCAAGCGGTAAGAACCTAGAGCGGGGACATGGTGTCCCCGTCAAACCAAGGAGAAAGCAAATGAAAGACGCATTCAAAATCAAGGCGAAGATCGCCGCTCGTGGCGCTGCACTGGAAGCAGCGCGTGCCCTTATCCGTCCGACGCTGCTGCGCCAGCCGGTGGTGGCTAAGGTATTCAACCAACTCCCTCCTGTTGTGCGCTCCGAGGCGCGCCTGTCCCTGTCCGGTGGCAGCGACACAGTCTTTATCAGCATCTTCCTGCGCGGCCTCGACTCGTTCAAAGATCGCAGGCTCACCACCCTGCTGGAGAAGTTCGCTGACTGGCAGACCAACACCTTCGACTACACGGCATCGGCCCAACCCAATCGGGACTACAGCTTCAACCGCGACTTCACATGGGAGCACGACAAGCGCTCCATCGCATATAAAAAACTACTTAAAGAACAGTCCTACCTGCCCGAGACCTTCGGCATCAGCATCGGGGTCTACGCCTATGTCAAGGAGGACAGCGAGACGTGTAGGATCGTGACCAAGGAACGCGAAGAGGTAGTCAAGCGCGTTGAGAAATTCATCGTGTGTGATTGATCGGGGAGGTTTCTCCCCAAGCGTGGGGACTGCGCTTCAGTCCCAGTGTGTATCCAAGTAACCAAAGAAAGCAGAGTAAATCATGGCTCATCAAATCGCTATCACCAACGGCGTAGCTCAGTACGCCTCCACTCAGCGTGAGTGGCACGGCCTCGGACAACTGATGGGGGTCAATGAACCCGTTGAAGTCTGGCAGAAACAAGCAGGCATGGACTACGAGATCAAGCGCGGACGCATCCGCTACGCAACAGAAACCCTCAACCCCAACGACCCGGTTAGCAAACTGCAGACCATCGACGACAAGCTGGTGCTGTTCCGCTCGGACACGCTGGCCCCGCTGGGTGTGGTCAGTGACTCCTACAAGGTGGTGCAGCCCGCCGCTGTGCTTGAGTTCTTCCGTGAGTGGGCCGACAAGGGTGGCGTGACCATCGAGTCAGCCGGCGTACTGTTCGGAGGCAAGCGCTACTTTGCCACGGCAAAGTTGGCCGAGGGGGTTTCAGTTGACGGCGGTCGTGACCGCATCGTGCCCTATGCCTTGCTCAGCACCAGTGCTGACGGTTCCCTTGCCACGGAATGCAGGTGGACAACGGTTAGAACCGTTTGCAACAACACGCTGAGCATTGCGCTCAAGGGCAAGTCTGCATTCAAGGTCTCGCATCGCTCGGTGTTTAACCCGGAGGATGCACGCGATGCAGTCGAGGCAGCGAACGAGGAGTTCAGCGCATTCATGACGATGGCGCGTGACCTTGCCAAGTTCAAGCTGGACGCGGAGATGGCCGAGCACATGACTGTGAAGCTGTTGACCAAATCCAGCGAGGCAGTGGCCCGTGAGTCTGCTGCATTCGAGCGCATCATGGGGCTGTTCAATGGTGGCGGCAAGGGCAGCAACTTCGAGACGGCACACAACACAGCATGGGGTTGGCTCAACGCTGTGACCGAGTACGCCGATCACCATGTCCGCGCTAGGTCTGACGAGAACCGCAAAGCTGCTGCCCTGTGGGGTGCAGGCGATGCGCTGAAACAGAAAGCAGTCACACTGCTGACTGTCTGAGATCGGGGAGGTTTCTCCCCCAGCGTAGGGGCTGCGCTTCAGCCCCGTTTATCCAAGCACCAAGAAAGCAAACCATGTCTCAAACAAACCAATCAACCTACAGCAACCAGCAAGACCTCAACCAAACCATGAACGACCCTATCAAAGAACCCACTCAGTTCGACCTCAACTCCATCTTCATCTCCGCCCTGTCGCAGGCAATCACGCAAGCCACGGCACCATTGGTTGCCCGTATCGCAGAACTAGAAACAAAACTTAACAACCTGCAAGACACAAACGCGAACTTCATCAAAGAGATCGCCGACGAGGTGGCACGCGAGGTTTTGTGCGAGCACAGCGAAGAGTACGACCACGACGGGTACGACCGACTGGCTGACAAGATCGACGATGCCGTCGCTGACATGGACATCGAGACCGAGATCAAGCGCGCACTGCAAAACGCAACGATCAGCATCAATATCTAAACCAACCGGGGGCTACGGCCCCCACAACTAGGAGAAAGCAAATGAAAGTGAAACCGATAACCGACCTGATGGATCAGGGCTACACATGGGAAGAGGCAGAGGAACTGCTCTCGCACTACGCCGAGGAGCAAGCCGACGCTGAACGTGATCGTGAACTGGAAGAGAAACTAACCCAAGGAGAAAGCAAATGAAGAAGACCTATGAAGTTGAACTGCGCCGCACGAGTTTCATCGTTGTGACTGTGGAGGCAGAGAACGAGGACGATGCGGAGGCGCTGGCGTGGCAAGAGATCAACGACCCGGTGAATGAGTGCGCATCGTGGGACATCGAGTCCATTGAAGAAGTAATCAACCAAGGAGAAAGCAAATGAAACACACGAAAGAGAAGTGGATGCTGAGCGAGAACGACGGCTGGAAGACCAACCCGTTCAGCATCATCGTGCGCAAGCACGGCGTGCACTCGACGACCATCGCCAACATCCCGACACGACAAACAATAAGCCCAGAAGAACAGCAAGCCAACGCTCGCCTGATCTCGGCTGCGCCTGACCTGCTCGACGCACTACTGAACCTACCTCAGCACCACGGGGCAACAGAGCAGGAGTGGTGGGACTGGATCGCCATCGCAAGAGCAGCAATCGACAAAGCAACCGAAGGAGAATGAGATGAAGAGTAGTTACTGGTACGCCATGACTGAGAAAGAAGGCACAGGCCCGACCTATGTCGTGGGGCGCGGCGATGAGGAGATCACCTTTCCGTGCCTTTTTCAGTGGGAAGCAGCAGCCATCGTGGAAGCGCTGAAGAATGCGGAAGAACTTAACGCACAAGGAGAAAGCAAATGCTAAGCATCGACACCAACGCAAAGACCATCAAGGGCCAGCAGTACGGGTACATGACAGGCGTCCTGTATCTGGCCCCATACAACCTGTCCGGGTACAACGTGTGCGCTATGGCAGAGATCGCCCAGTGCCATGAGCCGTGCCTGAATTCCGCTGGGCGTGGAGCATTCACCAATGTGCAGGATGCGCGCATCAAGAAGACCAAGCTGTTCTTCACTGACCGCAACGCCTTCTTCGCCAAGCTCATCCCGTCCATTCGCTCGCTCATCCGCAAGGCTGACAAGCTGGGCCTCATCCCCCTGTGCCGGCTCAACGGCACGTCGGATATCAAGTGGGAGGTGATTGACTTCACCTTCGAGGGTGTGCACTACGCCAACATCTTCGAGATGTTCCCCGACCTACAGTTCTACGACTACACCAAGATACCCAACCGCAGGGCAGACGACATCCCCAACTACGATCTCACGTTCAGCTATTCAGGGGTGGTGGAGTTCCAGCCCCACGTACGGCGTGCCTTGGGCGCAGGGTACAGGATTGCTGTAGTTTTTAGGGATCGAAACACCATCCCCGCTGAGTTCCTCGGTACTACCTGCGTGGACGGGGACGACTCGGACTTGCGACACGAAGACCCGCATGGGGTAGTGGTTGCGCTGTATGCCAAGGGCCGTGCCAAGCGCGATACCTCTGGCTTTGTCGTTGACCCTGTTGCATGACCGCTAGGGCTTATGCTATTGTGTGAAAAAACTTTGAAGGAGAAATGAAATGAGCAACATGACTTTGGCTGAACAACTTCGTGCGCAGCTTGCCGAGCGTGAGCTAGCCCAGTGGGCCAAGGATGACGAGGCCCACAAACAGATGGAGGCCGCACCTAAACGCAGCCCCTTCCAAGTAAGCAACAACCTGTGCCGCACAGCGTACGAGCAGGTACGAGACTTCCCAGATACACGCAAGAACGTAACGAATGCGCTCAAGGACAAGGGCTATCAGATCGGCTCGATCTCTGCCGTGATTGGGCAGATGATCCGGCAAGGCGTAGCGCAGCCCGACGACGAGGGGGTGCTGCACGTGACGACGGCTGAGTACACACCCCTCAAGAGTTCAGCCACCCTGCGCAACCGGGAGAAGAAGGCTAAGCAGAAGAAGGTTATTGTGGACGTGAGGAAGAAGACTGTGCGGGTGGTAGAGGAACGACCAGTGTCTTCTTCTGTGAGGGCCGCCGGCCTGACGGCTTTGGTACCAACCCCTGTGCCTGAGGGAATCCCCCGCATCGATGCGTTGCTGCGCAGCCTGTCGGTGCTGGATGCGCGTGAGTTATACGATGCACTGAAGAACATTTTTGGAGACAACAAATGAAACGTGAACAAACCCGAGTCGAGCCGACCACCCGTGTTACGGACGTGAAATTCAGCTACCAGCGCGGCGCTGATGTGCAAGCTACATGGCGCAGGTTCGGATGGGTGCCACCCAGCGCAACGATGACCCCGCCGCCCCCGGAGAAGGTGCCTGATGCAGGGTGGGAGCCGATGCGGAGGGTGAAATGAAACGCTTTTTAATCCTGCTGACTCTGTGCGGCTCTGCCCACGCAGAGTTCTGGGATGGCAACAAGTTGCACAACCATCTGTCAGGTAATCAGGCCGAGCAGTTGCTGGGCTTGGGCTATGTGATGGGTGTCTCGGATGTGTTGCAGCACATCGTTGTCTGCCCTCCCGGCAATGTCAGCGCCGGACAAATACGCGACATCATTGCCAACTATCTCGCAAACGTCCCCGCAGACCGACACCTGACGGCGGAAGCAATCATCAGAAAAGTTCTGAGATCGCAGTGGCCCTGCGACAAACCTGCGGGGAGACAGCTATGAGCATCGAGGCCATGAAGCAGGCGCTGGATGCGCTGGAGTACATCGAAAACAATTACATGAGCCTACCTGCGCCAGCCATCAAGGCAATAGCCGCCCTGCGCCTCGCCATTGAGCAGGCCGAGACTAAGAAATTCCCCGGCGAGTGGATCGACGAGATGGCCGAGGTGCCGCCTGATGCGTGGGAGCGCGAGAAGCAGGCCGAACGGCAGGAGCCGGTGGCGTGGATGTGGCAGCACAGCGAGACAGGGCGCACTCGCATCGTCATGCCGGATTCGGTCATCACCGCAGATGCCAACTGGATTGTTGTCGGCCCGCTGTATCTCGGTGCCGCCCCGCCCCAGCGCCAGCCGCTGACGGATGCTGAGCGCAATCACCTGTGGGAGACGATCTACGACCACGGCAACGGCAAGTACCAAGGAGAGCAGAGCCACGCGCAGCGGGCACGGGCGTTTGAAATTCTCAAGAGGATTGGAGGTGAACATGACTGAGCAACCCACCGCCCTGCGGCTGGCTGATGCGCTGGAGCAGCCTGATGACAGCCTGCGATGGGCTGATGGCAACAACCTGATTCCGCAAGCCGCCGCCGAACTGCGCCGCCTGCACGAGGAAAACCGCAAGCTGAAGACCGTTATGGTTGCCGCCGCCGAAGAAATTTCTGCGAATTGGGAGGCCCACTGCGACAGCGAAGGCTACGGCCCTGCAAACCTGATGCGCCGTCTAGAGCAAGGCATTGCCAGCGAGTACGGCTACACAGCGGGGGCGTTTGCCAAATTGGAGCGCATCAACGCGCAACTGTTGGAGGCGCTGGAACAAATAATTGACTTGCCCGAGGACAGCCGAATTCACTACAAAGTCGCACGAAGGGCGATTGCAGCAGCGAAGGAGAAATCATGAGAAAAAGTTTGCACCTGACCACCGAGTTTTTCCCGCGCCTGTGGCCGTGCTTTGCCGTGGGGTTTTTCAGCGGCGGCAATGAGTTTGTCCTGCACCTCTATTTGGTGTGCTTTCGCATCCGGTGGGGGTACTGATGAACAACGAGAAAGTAATCGCCCTACCGGCGAGCACTAATTACACCCCAGAGCAGGCGCTTAAGTCGGCATTGGATATGTGTGAGGATGGTGGCCTGAGCGATGTGATGATCATTGCCTTCGACTGGGAAGGCGAGTTGTTTGTGCGCTCATCCAAAATGACCCGGGCCGAGGGGCTATTCATGGTGGAGAAGGCCAGAGAGTGGTCAATGTATGGAGGTTTGGAATGAACAGAGACGACGTTATCCGCATGGCGCGAGAGGCTGGGGGCTACCCCGCCGCCGCAACAGACAGGGCGCTATTGCTCTTTTCTGAGTCGCATCTTGAACGCTTCGCCGCCCTTGTCGCCGCAGCCGAGTGCAAGAGAATCAACGAAGCACACTGGCAATTTTTTGAAGAGCGGCTGCGCGCAAAAGGAGAGACGGAATGACCCGCGACGACATCATCAGCATGGCGCAGGAGGCTGAAGCCAGTTTTGAGACTGCCGAGTCCATGTTCAAGTTCGCCGCCCTTGTCGCCGCAGCCGAGCGCGAGGCGTGTGCGAAGTTGTGTGAGGACATTGACGCTGAGTACGATGGCGAGGACGTCTTGGCGACTTGGTGCGCCGCCGCCATCCGCGCAAGGGGAGAGAACAAATGACCCAAGTCAGCATTGAGTCCGACATGAGCGCAATCGACAAGGCCATTCTAGATGCCATGATGTGCGGCACAGGCGTGATGAAGTTCAGCTTCATGGATGGATTGATTTCGTGCGACCATGTGCCAATCAAAGAGTTCGCCCAACTCAGCGAGGAGCTGAAGTGGCGGTCTGAGAACACTCACGAGGCTGCAAAATGACCCGGTTGATCGGCCCCACACTTCTTCTTGTTTCGTTTATCTCCGGATTCTTTGCGCTGCTTGGAGCGTCTTCCGGCCAGAATGAGCGCACCGAGCGTGAATTCAAAGAAGCCTGCGCCAAAGTTAACGGAGTGGCAGTGTGGAACAGAAAATATTGGGAGTGCCTGAAATGACCCTCGCCATCATCATCTTTCTATTAGCCACCGCAGTCCTGCTGCTGGTCACGATCCCGTTCGTGATGATGATCTCGGAGATCGAAGATTTCTGGGTGAACGTCCGCTTCTGGTTGGTAGTTGCAGTCGCTTGGGCTGTGGTCTGGTTTGCGGTGAGCTATGGGCAGTAACGTTCGCATCAACAAAGTGCGGGAAGTTCTGCGGGCATCGGACGGACTGACTGTGGCACAGATCGCGGAGCTTGCCGGTACTGGCTCCTCCCATGTTCACAGGATGCTGCACAAATTCCCCGACGCCTACATCGACCGCTGGCTCAAAGTTGGCAGACGCCTCACTGCTGTGTGGTGCGTTGTCGTCCCGCCCCCGCACTGCCCCAAACCTGACAGGAAGAAAGACAAATGAAATACAAATGCAAGTGCCCCCCGGACAGCCCGTTTCACTGGCGCGATAACCCGCGCCTATCTATCTTCGCCACTGACCCCCACCTGAAAGCGGCAGCAACGCTGTCGCACAACCAGACGATGGTGGTCGAGCGTGAACGAGAGAAGGGCCACGACCTCAGTCACATCGCAGGGCTATCCGCCAAGCAGGAGGCACGCATCATCAGCGTGAGAGAGTTCAACATCTTTAGCCGAGCGGGGCAAACCTTATGAAGTGCCCTGTATGTGGAGAAGCATCGGTAACACTGGAGACCCGACACAATGACTACACGAACACGAGCTACCGCAGACGAGAGTGCCCGAAGTTGCACCGCTTCACCACGGTGGAGTCCGTCGCAACAGTCGGAGCTAAGCGCGCACCAAAGCGGCCAGTGGTGGCCGTTCCAAAGAGCCGACCTGCAAGTGCTGACGTACCTGCACCGGCAAGCAAGAAAACCAAACAACCTAAGTGATTACGAGGACGCACTACTATGACCAATCTTTACGACGGACTGAACGGAACCCGCGCTGATGATCTGCAGATCAGCGGCAACCATTACAAGGACATGCCCATCCAGCCGTGGCATGTGATGGAGGCGGTGCTCACGTACGCGGAGTTCGTGGGATTCCTAAAAGGCAACATCATCAAGTACAGCCTGCGCGCTGGACGCAAGGACGGCAGCGACGACGCCGGCAAGGCTCAACACTACATGCAAAAGCTGCGGGAGATCGAGCGTGGCGATTACTCCTGAAGGCAAGGTAAAGGCCGCAGTTAAGAAGCTGCTGGACGATCTGCGCATCTATCACTTCTCGCCCTACATGGCGGGTATGGGACGCGCTGGGGTGCCGGACATCATCTGCTGCTTCAACGGCAAGTTCCTGGGCATCGAGTGCAAGGCCGGCAAGGGCAAGACCACGGCGCTACAGGAGCGGGAGCTTGACGCGATCTGTGCCGCTGGTGGGTTCGTGTTTGTGGCGCGGGAGGACAATTTGAAAACACTGAAAGAGAGATTGCTATGTTTATAAATGACACTGCGGGGCTGGAAGCCGCGCTTGAAAAAATGTCGCAAGACCAGCGCGATCACCTGCGCATCGTCATCTCCGAGATCATCCAGTGCTATCTGGATGACAAGCTGCATGGCATGGTGCTGATCGGCAAGGAGCCGTTCGACAGGTTCAAGGTCATGGCCGTGAACACCAACGAGATGGATGCGGTGAGTCTGCTGGGCGCTGTGAACGAGTACGTGCAGGAGTCCGTCATGGACGACGCGCCGCCCAAGGAGTTGTTTAATTGAGCAAACCATACGATCAGATACTGACCATCGACTTCGAAACGCGCTGGGCCAGCAAGAGCTACACGCTCTCGAAGATGACCACTGAGGAGTACATAAGAGATGAACGCTTCAAAGCATTCGGAGCTTGCGTCCATGTATATGGAAGCGACGACCCAATTAGATGGGTTAGAGGATCAGACCTACCTGAGTTCTTTTCTGGAATCGACTGGGGACGAACCGCAGTGCTTGCCCATAACGCACAGTTCGATGTATCAATTATGGGCTGGAAGTTCGCCGTACACCCCGCCTTCATCTTCGACACGCTATCAATGGCGCGAGCTTTACGAGGCGTGGAAGTGGGCAACTCCCTTGCCAAACTGGCGATGGATTTTGGACTCCCTGACAAGGGAAAAGCCGTTTATTCGACCGACGGACATGAGGTACTCACAGAACAAATCGAGAAAGAACTCGCAGAGTACTGCAAGCATGACGTGTACCTGTGCGAGGAAATCTTCAGCCGGCTCGCAGCCGGATACCCCAAATCCGAACTGCGTCTGATCGACATGACGCTCAAGATGTATACACGTCCGGTGCTGCAGCTTGACCAGAACATGTTGATGGATGCAATTGCAGAGGAGAAAGAAAAACGTGAAGGACTATTACAGAGGCTCAACTTGGATGAATCTGTTCTGGCGTCGAACCCGCAGTTTGCGCAAGCCCTCCGGGCGCTGGGCGTTGAACCGCCTACAAAAATTAGCAAGACAACTGGCAAGAAGACGCTCGCGCTAGCCAAGAACGACGCACTCTTTCAGTCACTACTGAACTCTTCCAACGAGGAGGTTGCAGCGCTGTGCGAAGCGCGCCTGAAGGTCAAGTCCACGACGGAGCGCACGCGGGCGCAGCGGTTCCTAGAAATCTCCCAGCGTGGGGCACTGCCTGTACCGCTTTCCTACTACGGGGCATCGACCGGGCGGTGGACGGCCAGCAAGGGCAGCGCCATCAACATGCAGAACTTGAAGCGCGGCAGCTTCCTGCGCAAGGCGATCATGGCCCCCGACGGCTACCAGTTGGCAGTGGGTGACCTCTCGCAGATTGAGCCGCGCGTGCTGGCGTGGCTGACTGATTACGTGGAGCTGCTGGACATTTTCCGCAGTGGGCAAGACGCCTACGCCCAGTTCGGCGCGCAGATGTTCAACGCCCCGGGCATGACTAAGGACACCCATCCGGTGGAGCGCCAGTCTGCCAAGTCTGCCCTGCTGGGTGCGGGCTACGGCCTCGGGTGGGCATCGTTCGCGCAGCAGCTTTTGGTTGGCTTCCTCGGGGCACCCCCGCTGCGCTATACCAAGGCCGATGCCAAGAAGCTGGGCGTGACGATGGACGCCATTCAGGCGTTTGTGAACAACGAGGACTACGTCAAGCGCATGGATGAGATACCTCACATTTGCACGGACGAGGAGCTTCTTGTGCACTGCGTCACAGCCAAGGCCATCATCGACAAATACCGCGCTGCAGCATGGCCGGTCAAGACCTTCTGGAGCATGATGGAGGAGCTGCTGGTGCGCTGTCTTGCCGGGGGCGAAGAGATCGTGTATAAATGTCTCACCTTCCGCAAGGAGGAGATCGTACTGCCCAACGGCATGCGCATCCTGTATCCTGACCTACGCAAACAACGCAAGAAATCCAAGCAAGCTGACGGAACGGAGAAGGAAACGGGTGAGAGTCAGTGGGTGTATGGGCCGGAGGCCACGCCCCTGTACGGTGGGAAGATCACGAACAACGTGGTGCAGGGCACTGCGCGGATTGTGATGACGGATGGGATGCTGCGGGTGAACAAACGTTACCCCGTGGTGGGAACGGTGCATGACGAGCTGATTGCTGTTGTGCCCGACGATGAGGTCGCCGACGCCAAGACTTGGGTCTTGGCGCAGATGACTATGGAGCCGAGTTACTTGCCGGGGATACCTCTGGCCGCTGAGGGTGGCGTGCACCGTCGATATGGACTGGCGAAGAACTGATGAAAGAAGATGTACTGATCGATTACGCGGGCGTACTTATGCAGGTTGAAAAACTTGCCAAGGAAGTGCATGACGCATGTCTGCACAAGACGCTGAGTGAAGCCGAAGAAAAAGCGCTGGAGCTGGTCACCGAGGCCCGCCTTCTGGTTCAGACTCTGCGGCACATGCAAAACAAATAAACAGGAGAAGCAGATGGACTTGAAACTACCCAAGAAAGTAAAGGTTGGCGAGCGTTG